CGTTGCGAGGGCGTACCGCACGATGCAGGACGCCTTGCAGAATGACTGCGGGTATGCTGACGCATGGCAGGCGAACATAGCCATGCCGATCTTCGACGGCGCGGACGGCAAACTGACGCACGCCGAGGCGAATGAGATAGCCGACCAGATCATGGCGCACCTGTGGAGTGTGGCCCCGAGGTCCAACTCGTTACTAGATATACAAAAGGACAACCCATGAAACGCGAAAACACGCTGCACCACGCCGTCACCACATGCCCACGTTGCGGATCTGCCGTGACGATAGAAGGTGAGTTTGTCAACAGGTTTGATCCTGACTGGTTCACCGGGATCTGCCCAAACTGCGAGTGTGTTGTCCGGGAAGTTGTTGAGGAAGCCGAGTGATGGACGAAACCGAGGTCAAAGTCGCGCAGTCCAGGCAGAAACATAAAGACGTTCTGATCGTCACGAAGTACGCAGAGAAGTTCGACGGCCGCGACCGCGAAATTATTATGCGGGCGGCAAAGTTGATTGAGGATCAAGAATGAAAGCAGCACTCGTATTTTTCCTGCTTGGCTCGGCTGTCAACGCATGCATCGGTTATCAGTATGGCATAGGCGCATTCTTTGCGTGCTTTGTTTGCTCTGGTTTCTCGTTTCTCGTCGGCGGAAGCTTGGCCCAGGCGGTGTTGGACAGCAAGGAGATCGAATGAGTAGATAAGGAAGTGTGACAAGAGGTCAGAGCAGAACGCAAGCTGGGGATTACAGCTATGGCAGAATTGGCAAGCCCGGTGCTGGCGTCTGCCATCAGCCCAATGAACTGCGAAAGCATATTGCTCCAGATGTGTGATAATGGGTGCAAAATTGAGACAGTACCGATTGGATACGACGACTAACGATCAAGTTGAGGCGCGCTGTCAAGCGTCGCCTCGGACGCCTTGTTCGACTGGAGGTCAACAATGACACAACTGAGCGACACCGACAAGATGCCCTTCGGCAAGTACAAGGGCAAACTGATGCAAGACGTTCCTGCGTCGTATCTCCACTGGCTGTGGAGCAACGGCAAGGAGCATGACAAGCTCTGCCCGGTGGCAGACTACATCCGGCGTAACAAGACCGCGCTGGCACAGGAGCACCCCGATGGAATCTGGTAAGTCGAACGATGAGTTGAGCGTTGCGCCTTAGCGCATACGCTCGGACGTTTTGTTGAAACTGGAGGTACAGGAAATGACCAACATCATAGGAATGGCGCTGATCGTGTTGTCAGTACAGACCAACTACCCTGCTACGTACAGCGAGGTGATCACATGCGCGGAGGCCGGATGCCCGAACGCGACTAACGAGGCGTGCATGTTCTGGCACAGCCGGGAGCGCACAGCGTCCAACGTGGTGCAGGTGGTAACAACCATTGGCGCTGGCGAGACCCCGTTGTTTCGCATCATTGACCAGCGTTCGGACGAGCAGTGGTACGACATGCGCCGTTGGACTGATGGCGTGTTTATCGAGCGCATAGATGAGTAGTTTCAACGAACAAGTTGACGGGCGGCTGTAAGCCGTCCCGTCGGACGCCTTGTTGGGCGTCCAGAAAGGACAGCAATGAAGTGGATTGATTGCAACAAGAAGATGCCCCCGAAGGGCGATGAAGTGTTGGTGTGGGTTCGCTACGCATCCGGCGATGAGACGTTCTGCGAGTCGTGGATCGACGATGACGGATGGGCGATGGGGTCGGCCAAGGGGTTCACGGTTACTCACTGGATGCGCATTGTTGCGCCCAACGACTGACATCAGCGTTGCGGCTTGTCCGCATACGCTGAATGTCTTGGTTGGGGCGGGCCACCCCGACCGAGACAGGACAACAACAAGGCCAAGGAGACAGACGATGCAGGAGTTCCAACAGCGAGCGGTGGACGAGAAGGCGGCACTGGACGAGAAGCGCGAGAAGCTCGGCCAGTTCATCGGCGGCGACATCTTCAACGGGTTGCCGCAGGACGAACAGGCGCGACTGAGCTATCAGGCGTTGCTGATGCGCGAATACTCAGCCGTGCTGGGCGAGCGTATCGCCGCGTTTGCGTAGACAATCACGGGCGGCAGGGTTAACCACCCTGTCGCCCCAACTCGTCACTAGATAGACAATGACAACACCATCAGAGCGAATAGACCGGTTTATTGACGAGCACAGGGATCGCAGATCAGTCAAGCATGTCCGGGTGACTATCGAGCGGATCGAGCGGTGCCTGATGATTAACACCATGGATTCGCTGGGAGAGGCTGAGGATCTATGGGAAAGCGTTAAGGACAAGTTTTACGGTATACGCGGGCTAATCTCTGCGCGGAGAAACAAACTATTTAGGCAGGAGTACGAGAGTAGATTTACCCCCGGCGCAAACGAAAACAAACGAGATGAACAGGCTTCCAACCAGAACTAAGGCGAATAGCCCCGCGTGGGGCTCGCCTGCCGGGGGTTGTTGAGAAGATTGCAGATTTGGAAGAGCAGGGGAGGAATACAGGTTGAAGCTCAAAACGACGGTCATGATACTATTATGCAAGCTTAACCGTGCGTACTACAGATGTTATTTGTGGGTCGTCGACCTTTGCAAGATGATAGCAGAGCAAGGACTTTACAGATGCCAGCGCAGGCTCGAAGAATTGGAGAAAGGATCAACATGAAAGACGTTGGACAACTGATCGAGGAATTGGAGGCTGAAAACGCCAAACTGAAAATCGTGGCTTCTCGCCAGTCGCGCTCCAAGGCTTTGTTGGCTGCGCTCCGAAAGTACCGTTGCCAATACACGCTCGATCACGACGGGAACCCGCTTGACCTGATCGACGTGCTGTCACCGACAGACGACGTGTCCGCTGGCGGGTGCGAGATGCAGCGGCTTGCAGATTACCTCGACGATGTACTTGCAGCCAACGCTGCCTTGAGCGGCGGCGAAGCCGTACGCTCGAAGGGCATTGTTGGAAATCTGGATGCGGGGGTGACGCATGATTGAACAGATTACAGTTGCATGGTTCAGCGCGGGAGTGTCTTCCGCCGTGGCGACCAAGCTGATGATTGAGCAGATTGACAAGATCATCTACCAGCACATCGACGACATGGAAGAGGACACCATGCGATTTGTGCGGGACTGCGAAACATGGTTCGGCAAGCCGATTGAGATTCGGCAAAGCCCGTACAAGTGCGTTGAAAATGCTGTTCTGCAATTCCCGCACTACATGAACGGGCCACGAGGCGCGTCATGTACGATGTTGCTCAAGCGCCGCGACCGCAAGGAGTGGGAAGCAGAAAACCGTTTCTTTAACACATTCCGCTACGTGTGGGGAATGGACGCGGGCGAATCTGCGCGATCCGAAAGGCTACGCGAGAACATGCGCGAAGATGAGCATGTTTTCCCTCTGCAAGATCGTGGACTGACGAAGTCGGACGCACACGGCATCTTGCGAGAAGCGGGAATCCGCAGGCCGCGCATGTATGACCTTGGGTTTCCTAACAACAACTGCCGGGGGTGCCTGAAGGGAGGCATGGGCTATTGGAACTTGGTTCGGAAAATATGGCCGGATGAAGTGTTCTGGCCGCGTGCGAGACTAGAGCGCAAGGTAGGTGGCTCTTGCATCAACGGAGTCTACCTAGACGAACTCGACCCAGAAGCGGGGCGAGACTGTAAGATCATCGTGCCGGAGTGCGGGGCGATGTGTGAGGCTATGAGTGTTTCCAACTTGTTACTAGGTAGACAACGGAGAAAGGAGTAACCATGCCAAAGGACGGACTAGACCAAGCAATCGCTATCATCGACCGGAAAAATAAGAGCCTGATTGAAGCCTATCTTGACATGGGTGATTGGCTCGGAAACTATTTCACGCGTCACCCAGACGGCAGTTTGGCAAAACTGGACGATGCACTGCGGAAGAAAGGCGTGTTTGAGAAGTCGTTTATCGCAGTCTCGCACAGATTCCGGCAGGCGTTTACCAAGGCACAGAGAGCAAAGTTGCGGAACTGCCCGAATACCACAATCAGATGGGCGCGATGGGTGGCAACTCTGCCTGACGAAGAACGCGCCAAGCATATGGCCGACCTAACGCCGAGCAAGAAGCGGCAATGGTTCAAAGTGCCGGACTACTACGAAAAGCGGACATCATCACTTCCGCCTGATAACATCACGGAAACGCAACACCGCGGACAGAAGCGGCAGACAGGCGTAAAGATCGTGCTCGATATGCCTTACATCTGCAATGACTGCCCAGAAAAGACGACGATGTACCTGGAAGATGTGTTCATGTCCGTGTGTAGTCAGATCCTTGTGCGGCACCCATTCATCAATGGCGAACTCAAAGAGGCTATGATCAACGCTGCGAACCGGGCGGGAAAAATAGGAAGGTAGGCGACATGAAACCGACTTATTTCAAAGAGGCGACATGCTATTTATCTGTTGGCGACAAGATCCCTATCGCTGTGACAAAGGGAAACGTATGCGTTTCACGATGGCGGCCATCTATGCGTGAGAAACTGGCCATCCTGTTCGGCGCGCCAGTCTGGCTATTCGCTTTCGTTGGACAGTCGAAGCACAATCCTGTACATGTATTGGCGCAAAGAGCCATTTTCAAAGACTGTGTCATTAAGAAAGGAGTCAGACCATGGAGATTATCTATGCGCCCAGCGGACGTGCAATGGAATATGCCGAAACAGACCAAGGGATCGGGGACGGACTCGCCGTCAACGTCTATTCTGGATGCGGACACGGATGTCGATATTGCTACGTGCCGGCAACAACCTTCTGGCGTACCTCTGGTGGATCGTACAGGGAAAGGCGAACGCGATTTCACAGAATAGCATTGCCGAGAGACGGCGCCCTCGACATGTTCCGTCGTGACTGCCGGAAGATGCAGTCAGCCGGCGACCGGCGACCGGTAACCATGTCATTCACTTGTGACCCATACCAAGCGTATGGCGACCACATCGACGATCTAACCAGAGACGCCCTTATCGTGGCAGAGGAATGCGGGATTACGATTCACATACTCACAAAGGGTGGCACGCGCGCGGAGCGAGATTTCGATATAATGGCTAGGAACCAGGACCGTGGATGGAAGTTCGGAACGACTCTCTGCTTTTCCGACGACGGGCATCGGGAGTACTGGGAGCCGTTTGCAGCCAGCATAACAGACAGAATCAAGGCAATCATGACAGCCAGGATGCGTGGTATTTACACATGGGTTAGCCTCGAACCGGTGGTTGAGCCGGACCAAGCGTTGACGTTGATCGAATGCCTTGACGGATATGTTGATTTTTGGAAGGTCGGGAAGCTGAACGGCCGGGACGCGGAGACGAAGGATATCGAGAGGGAAATCGACTGGCCGAAGTTCAGAAAGGAGGTTTCGGAAGCACTTGCGGGTCGCCCACATCTTATCAAGCAGGATCTCATAAACGCATAGACCAGAAAGGACGGACAGAGAAATGGAAGACAGAAAAACGACGGTGCTGATAGCGTTCGTGTGCGCGGTGATTGCGGCCTCTGGCTGCATGGGGGAAGACGATACGGCCGGACACACACAGTATCGTCTCCAGCCATGCAAGAGCAGGCGAGGGATGCCTCCAGAAGCGGAAGCAGAGCCAATCATCGGTGGAAATGTTAGGATCATGGCTCCGGACCCTGTGCCAGCAAAAGATGGCGATGTGTTCGCGCAGACAGTCCGCGAGCGTGATGGTGACATCTTGACGTGCACCAGCAAAGCTCCGGGACCAGAGTTCGAGATAATCGGGTTCGATTCTATCGAGCTCGACAACGCTGAGCGGTTCTCGGAATTGCTGTCCGACGAAGACAAGGCGGATCTGCTGAAGATTCTTCAGCCTGACGGAATGTCAGACAAGGAAATCCAGATAGCCGAAAGCGCGTTCAGGGACGGTGTGACGTGCGCCCTTCTGGCATGCGAGCAGGTATGGGACGCGCAGAACAGGCTGGCGCCGCAACTGACGCCAAACAGGTACATCAAGATCGTGAGGAGCATGGCCGCGGATCTGTTCATTGAATCAAAGAAGGTTAAGCAATAATCAGGCTGGTGGACATGCGGGCCATGGCGCGAAAGAGGCGGGTTGAATCCCCGTCTCTTTTTTTCCTTGCATCCTAGTAGCACCAATGATATCCTAATAGCATAATGAAAAGACGACCGAATTTCACATTCCATCTTGGCGCCGAAGATACGGACATCACGGAGTACATTGAGGGCAGGGCAAAGGCGATGTTCAGCGAGAACGGGGTCAGGGTGTCATTGGGATCGGTTGTCAAGGGAATCATCCGGAAGGAAATGCAGGCGAGCAAATGCGTATCTACACAAGTTACTACAGCAGATTGAGGGATATCCGGGCTGCCGGGATACTTCCGATAGCTGTCAGCCGCGGTATTCCACACTGGGCCGGCATAGATCCAAAGCGACATGCGATTTTTGCTCTGGCCCCGCGCAGGGATATGTTGCATCTGCCATGGGAAGAATACAAGCCGGAGTACGCGGCGATTCTGGCCAGGCTGGATGCCGAACTGATGCTGAAGGCTATTCGGATCACGGCCGAAGACAAGGACTGCGCCCTGCTTTGCTGGGAGAAGGATCACAACACATGCCATAGAAGCCTTGTTGCCAAGTGGTTGAACTGTGCGCAGCATGCCGGTATTTCGGAGTGGGAACCCTCGGCGAACGTGCAAGGTGAACTGTTGGGATGAAGAACAAGTACGAGTCAACCGAGAGAAACAAGCTATGGGGATTCGACAATCCCGAAGGACGCGATAGGATGGACTACACTGGGCCATCGCCTGAAATGGTTGAGGCGGCAGAACGTGCTTTCTTGCTTCTGAAAGGGCGGCGCCCGAACTCTCGCCGGGAACTGCTCGACGTGATGCTCGACCCGCACAACGATGGCGATGGAGATACTTACCCGGATCCGACCCTTGAAGAGCGGCACAAACTCGGCTGGGCTAGGCGTGTCGATGAACTGGCATGTGCGTGAGAGAACTCCACACAAGAAAGGAAGCGTGACAAAATGGCAACAAATCGAGGTAACGCAGGAAGAGGCGGTCGTGGGGCATGCGGAGGAGTAAGAAAGAAAGACGGGAGCGGCGGAGGCAAAGGGAATATTGGGACAAAGCGACAGCCATCCAGACGTAAAAAGAAATAGGGGTGTGCGATTCGCAGGCGCAATTCAATGCAACGCAAGACGCCTCTGAAACGGGCGTGGATCCGCAGAAAGCCGGTGGACACGGACCTTGCCATGGCCGACCAACTATGGCGCGAGGCGATCCACCGGCAGAAACGGTGTCAGCGGTGCAAAGCCTGTTTGAAGGGTTCGCCTTTCCCGCTTGAGGCGCACCATCTGATATCGCGTAGCCATAAGTCGACCAGGCATAAGAGGCAAAACGGACTTCTACTCTGCCGCGAGTGTCACAGATTTGCCCACGCAATGCCGGATGCCTTCAACGAGTGGCTATCAAAAGCCTATCCAGACCGCTGGGAGTGGGTTCAGAAGCACAAGCACGACATCGGCCGACCAGACTACAAGGCGGCGGCTGCGGAACTGATGAGGGGGGTTGTGGTGACATGAAGGTCATACAGCGAAATATCGATGACTTGATACACGCCGAGTACAACCCGCGCGAGATGACGGCTGATCAGTATGAACATCTGAAATCCTCGCTTTTGCGCTTTGGCTTTGTCGATCCGGTGATCGTGAACACACATCCTGACCGAAAGGATATCGTCGTGGGCGGACACCAACGCCTAAAGGTCTGGCGGGAACTCGGCAAGAAAAAGGTGCCGACCGTAACCGTCAATCTGGACCTAGCGCTGGAACGCGAGTTGAACATCCGGCTCAACAAGAACGTCGGTCAATGGGACTGGGATGCGCTGTCGAACGATTTCGAGATTGAAGATCTTACGGACTGGGGGTTTAAGGATGATGAACTAACAGAACAATTCTGGCGTGACAGCGAGCAAGCGAAACTCATTGATCATAGCACAAAACAGCCTCCGAAAATGGCCTGGACTCTAATCGGAGTGCCTATACACGAAATGCACAAAATAGCAGACGCTCTAAATGCTATCCGGCAATCACAAACAGAGGAAGACTTCTTCGAGACGAGCTATGGCGACCAAACGGGATAACGGGAACCTTCGCGCAAAACTTGAACTCAGAAGGTATTTTTTGTTGAAATACCACGCCGGGACTAATCCGATTGTGTGCGATGCATGCGCAGGAAAAGGCGTCATATGGCGAACTCTCAGAAAAGACTTCGATATCCAGTATCAAGGCTTTGACAAGAAAGGCGGACCAGGCTTAATCAAAATGGATAGCGTTAGGGCCTTGAATTCCGGACCTCTCCCATATGACATTGTTGACATAGATACGTACGGATTTCCATGGAATCACTATATCGCCGTCCTCCAAAACAAGAAATCAGCGGTGACTGTCTTTCTGACAATTGGTCAAACGAACATGCCCGGAAAAGACGCAACTGGGTGCCGTCTAATAGGAATGGCTGGGTTATCTGGCAATGCTAGAATTCTCCAATCGCATGCCTTGGCGAAATATGTAAGATATTGTTTGACAGTGAGTTATGATTATGCGATGATACCTATAGAGATTAAGGAAGCCGAAAACAGGACTTCAAAGACGAGGTACTTCGGAATCCGTCTCGAACCGAAAGGAGTCACATCATGAGAGTCGTATACGAACCCCGCGGAAAGGCAAGAGAATACTCAGAACTTGCATTGAACCTTTACACGGGCTGCGTACACGGTTGCAAGTATTGTTACTGCCCTCCCATACGCAGGATGACACCAGAGCAGTATCATGCCAACGCCGAACCGAGAAAGGACCTTCTGAAAAAGCTTCGGGCGGACGCGATCGAATTACAAGGGGATGAAAGAGAAATCCTTTGTTGTTTCATGTGCGACCCATATCAATTCGGGCTCGAAAATAATCTAACGAGAGAGGCGCTAGAGATTCTCGCAGCCAACGACCTACGCGTGCAGATCCTAACGAAAGGCGGTACTTTAGCGTGTCGGGATTTCGACATTGTAGCGGCTCACGGGTGGAAATTTGCGACAACGATACTGCTAACCAGCCAGAAAGACGCTGATGAATGGGAGCCAAACGCGGCACCATTATCAGACCGAAAAGCGGCTGTAATGGAAGCTCATAAGCGTGGCATCAAAACATGGGTTAGCGTTGAGCCTGTAATCTATCCAGACCAAGCGCTCCGCGTAATCGAAGAGCTTCTTCCATTTGTTGATTTTTGGAAGGTCGGCAAAATGAATCACGATCCGAACATTGAAAGCCGAGTTGATTGGGAAGCGTTTCTATCAGACGTTGAAAGTCTGCTTTGCGACCGTCCGCATCTCATCAAAAAGGATCTTGCCAAATTCGGGAAAGGCACAAAATGAAACTACGCGACGGTTCAGAGACATCAGACCCACGCCTTGACCTGATATTCGAGGAAGACGGGCGAAGCCGCGAATTCGGAATCCGGGATTGGCTCTCAGACAAGCCGCGGAAGTCCAGGCGCTGGCCCTGCCGGCGATGGCTTGACCAAGGGAAAGAGGGGGCCTGTGTCGGATACGCCATCGCCCACGAACTCATAGCTAAACCCGTTGAAGTTCCTGGTATTAACGGGCAGTACGCGAAGACCGTAATATACTGGGGTGCACAAGCATCGGACAAATGGCCCGGCGGATCATACCCTGGCGCTGACCCACAGTACGAAGGCACAAGCATGCTTGCCGGGGTGAAGTTCGCGCAACGCCTCGGCTGGTTTGAGTCATATCATTGGGCGTTTGGGTTGCAAGACCTTATAATGGGAATAGCTTACGAAGGACCGGCGGTCATGGCCACGCAATGGTATTCGGGCATGAATCGCCCGGATCGTTCTGGGTTTGTGAAGGTTACGGGCGATGTGACGGGGCGGCACTGCTTTTTGTGTCGCGGGGTATCCCTGTCGAAAAAGTGGTTCCTGATTCGGAACTCCTGGGGTCGCGATTGGGGCGATCATGGGGACTGCTACATCACGTTTTCGGGTATGGAACGACTGCTTGAGGAGCGGGGCCATGCGGTGTTTTTCCGTGGGCGCCGCCGGAATCCAATGGAAGAGAGGGCCGACAGATGACGCGTGAAGAGGTTGATATGGTGCTTGAGAAGCTGAAAGGCACGGATGAGGCGGTAGCCCATGCGGCCGTCGCTGAATTTCCTGGAAAAGTGATTGTCACTCTCTGGGGGAAGAAGTCCAAACGCAAGCCGTTGCTCGCCGTCTCGTCTGACAATCTGAATGACGCGGTTGAACTGCTTCTGAAGTGCCGGGAATCACAACGAGAAGTCGAGAAGAACAGAGGGAGCATCTATGTCGAGCAACAATGAAAAGCCGCGGTGTTTCACCCCTGTAGGACAGCCGGTAACAGGTGTATGCCAGAAGCCGACGAAACACTGCCTGAAGCTGAATGCCAGCGCAGGATGCGCCCATTTCAACAAGCTGAAGCACGCGCGACAGACAGAGATGTACACGCAGGACCCGAGGAGAATGCCATGAAGCTGGAATCAATGGAAACGCTCATGACTGCATATCATGAGTACGCAGAGATGGAAAGCCGGTGTTTTTTCACTGGGACGCAGACCGTAATCTGGAAAGGGCTCAGAGGGATATGGCTCAGTCTGTTGTGGATCATGGAAGACCAACTGAACCAGTCTGATGCACGCGACGGGTTGCGCGTTGCCGTAAAATCCTTGACGGAAGAGCTGCGCAAACCGCAACGCGACTATCAGAGAATCATGGCTCAAATGGAACAGATATGCGAAGACGAGCGTTATGCGAGATTCTACGGCGACAGCCACCACAGCAACGATATCATTCTATGGATACAGCAAGCGAAAAACTGGATTGCCGGTGATCGTCGGTTTCCTCCGGAAGATGTTCCAGATTTCCTATTGGAATGCAGCGGACAGGATGCCGGATCTTGCGAATGGGTAGGAACGGTGCGAGAAGCTGTCCTTGCTGACTCGGAATCTGGTGATGGGCATATCTGCCCTGTGTGCTCTAGATTGTGCAGACGGAAAGGTTCAGGAGAGCACGCACGCAATGTCGAGAAATGGCGGAATGAAAGGGCCAATGCAGCAGGGGAGGAGCATGGGAACGAATGATCACACCAGAACAACTGAAAGCTATTCTGTCTGAGCATTTCCAGTGCTTCTACCTGCACGGGTACGACCTTGATGGCGGGCGTGTGACGGTCATGGACATCGGAACTCAACTCCAGGGGGATGCGATACGTGCGCAGTTTCTTGACATCAAGGCCACCACAGAAAGGGCGAAGGTTGTCGAGATCAACACGGATTCCGATGATTCGGAAGATTGGAAGGGAGACAGAGATTGAGAATTCCAGAAGTTCCGGTTAATCAGCAGATGGCAATACTCGGTCGCCATCAATGGTCGGTGCCGAGGCTTATTGAACTTGCGCGGGAGCTGCCGGTGATGGAGATACCTCTTGACCACTTGGATGTATCAGACTCGTACGACAAGCTCCGGCTTAGAGAGATGGTGATGCACGTCAAGGCCATACAGAATGCTGATTTGTCCTTTCCCATCATCCTGGACGAAGACGGGGAACTCATGGACGGCCGGCATCGGATCATGAAGGCAATACTGACAGGCGCGGAGACAATCAAGGCTGTCCGGTTCGAGGTAAATCCAGAGCCGTGCAGAGTAGTCGAGAACCTCGGATGAGAACCAAGCGATTCAAAATGCAGATCGAAAACGCCAATTGCAAGTTTTGGCTGATGGTCTTTGAGAACGAGAAAAAGCTGAATGCGTATGTTGAGCGCGTCTGTAAGACTCCGACACCTGCTGATGTGGGGTCTGCTTGCTGCTTGGCGAACAAGGGAAACCGAGATATTTTGGTATGCATTACGGCGAATCGTGTTAGCACCTTCATCATTGTACACGAGGCGTTTCATGCGGCAACGTGGTACACGAAGCTTAATCGCCGGAGATTCACGAAACGAAAATGGATGAACATTCTAGAAGGCTGGCATGAAAACGAGCCGTTAGAGGAAGACCTTGCGGACATTTGCGGGTCCGTGGCCAGTGAGATATGGCGGTTATTGAAGAAGCATTTCGTGATGGATGCCAAATGATCAAGATATTGAACATGGTGAAGGCGTTCGGAGAATCGATCAAAAGAGAGGCGGAATCCGAAAGGGGAAAAGGAGCCATGAAGGACAAGGAAAGAGTTGTTGTATGGAAAGCGGATGACTCGGATGTGATCCGATGCCCGCATTGTGGCGCATTCCCGACAATGGTCGAGACCGATGACCTTCCGCATCAGGAGCATGTCAAACGCTGGTGGAGTGTGAAATGCCGGAATGGCGAGTGCCATGAGATGACGAGATTCAGGGCGTTTGGTGATGTAGACCAAGCTGTGCAGAACTGGTATGCGCTTGTTTGCAAATACGCGAAAGCCAAAGCGGATGCCTCAGATTCCAGAGCCGTGAATGCTGCGGAGCAGACCTGCAAGTGGAAGAGCGAAGACGGCGAAAAGTGGAAAACCGAATGCGGACAAACTCGCTGGTTCGTCAATGGGATGAACGATTGCGATGTGTTTTGTATGTCTTGCGGGAAGAGGATTCAGCGCGACTGGGATGGGTTTGTACGCAGAGAAGAAACGTTGCTTCCTTGTCCGTGCGGAGAAAGGCCGACCATCGATTTTGACTTCGGCCCGTATCAGTGGGTTATAACGTGCGGAAATTCCGACTGTTCTGGACTGAGAGAATGCAGAGACGCGACCATACGCGGTGTCATCAGAAAATGGAACCTATGGGCGTTATCTATTGCGAGGCCTGGGGCCTGTGGATGCCAGAAACCAAATGGGGAGAACACGAAAAGCAACAATCCAACCCGCGAAACGGATAGCCAAGTGATGCCGACGAGGGCGGACATAACCAGGTTGTCCGAAGCGATCGAGGCGCTTTCTGCGCGTGTTGATCCGCTTGGGCTGACTGACTATACGTTGAAGTATGTTTTTCCGGCCGAGGGCAAGGATATGGACATTGGAAGGAACAGCCAAGATGCCAGAGGAACCGAAAAAGAAAACCAGGGGGAAGCGAGCCCGCAGGACAGCGGAGGAACGGCGGAAGAAGCCAAAGGTGCGGAAGAAGCCGGGGCCGAAACCAAAGAAAAAGCCCAAAGCCACGAAACCAAAGGCTGAGAAGCCCAATCGCCCCGTAGGCCGGCCGCCGAAGTACGACCCCGTCCGGATGCCCATTCTCGTCCAGGCACTGGCATACGCAGGGAAAATTGACACAGAGATAGCCGTTGCCCTGGGGATCAACGAGCGGACTTACTACAAGTGGGCCGAGCAATATCCTGAATTCAGGCAGGCCGCTATGCGCGGGAAAGATCCTGTCGACATGGAGGTCGAAAACGAATTGCTTCGAAACTGCCGGACGGAAACCGTTACCGAAGAAAAGGTTGTAGCTCTCAAGACGGGGAATGGAGAGGCTAAACCGCTTAGGGTAGAGCGGAAAAAGTGGACTGTGCGGGGGAGCGTGGAAGCGCAGAAGTTCTGGCTGAAGAACCGGAAGCCGTCCGAATGGCGGGACCGACATGACGTGAATGTCTCGCGAAGTGGCGGAGAATTTGAAAACCTTACTGATGAACAACTCGCAGAGCAAGAACGACGATTTAGTAAGATCCTGGGCGAAACAGGAGAGACACAGGATCCGGCGTGAGCAGGCTCGGCGCCGGGCAAAACGCAGTTTCCTCCATTTCGTGCAATTTGTATGGTGGCAGAAGTGGGATTTCAAGGTTGGACGCCACACCCGGGCAATTTGCTATTCGATCGACGATGCCATAGAAGACTACAAGAACGGCATATCCACGTACCTTGACATCGAGGTTCCGTACCGGCACGGCAAATCTGACCTGGTATCCCGCGCTCTTCCCGCCTTTTTCCTCGGTGTCATGGCGGCCGAGAATCCGGATATCATCATGACTGGATACGGCGAGAGCCTGATACACGGATTCTCCCATGATACGAAAGCCATCATCCGCAGCCCTGAATACCAGGAACTGTTTCCAGAGGTCAAAATCAAGGTCGGAGAGGACAAGGTTGAAGAGTGGAAGATTGAGGACAGCACGGGAAAGGTCGTCTGCGTGCCTCTTGGCGGCCAGATCATGGGTAAAGGCGCCCGTCTGCTGATCATCGACGATTTCCTGAAGAGCAAAGCATCGGCACGGTCTGACAAAGAACGTGACAAGGTATGGGAAGCCATCACAGACGCTATGACCCGCCTGGGTCCCGTGCACATCGTCATTTTCTGCGCCACGTCCTGGCACATCGACGATCCGCGGCAGAGGGCCAGGAAACGCGAAAAAGAGGATCCTGACTTCCCGAAGTTTACCAGATTGAGCTTCCCGGCCAAGGTGTACGGAGAGGACGGCATATGGACCGGCGGCTATCTGTTCGAGGAATTCTACCCTCCGAGCTGGTACCGTATGGAGTACTCGATCAATCAGAGTTGGGCGTCTGCGCTGCTGGACTGTAACCCGCTGCCGGCATCCGGGAACATATTCGACGTGACCGGAATCCAGATCCACGACGATGACTCGGAATTCCCGAACGTGGCATATATCAGATGCTGGGATCTGGCTAGCAGCGAGAAAGAACGCGTCAAGGATGATCCGGATTACACCGTGGGCGGGCTCGGGACTGTGACTATGGACAAATTCGGATTCCTTCACCTGTGGATCAAGGATGTCGTTTGGGGGCAATGGGAAGCGCCTTTGCGAGATGTCAAGATCCGCCAGACGGCCAAGAAAGACGGGCCAGGCGTCCACGTCTACGTCGAGGCGTTCGGGGCATACAAGGACGCGTACACGACGCTCAAGAAGATTTTGCATGGACATCGCATCGTCAAAAAAAGTAAGCTACCTGGTGACAAGGTGGCGAAATGCGCAGACGAAGAACCCATTTTTGAGGCTGGACACGTACACTTGGTGAAAGGGGAATGGAACCAGATGTTTATCGACCAACACGCGGCACATCCAGAAGGCAATCACGATGACTTTTGCGACATGGCCGCTATCATCTATCACGAGTCGACGAAACCAAAGGGCGGCATCATGGCCGTTCCGTAACGGAGATAGTCATGCCAGAAAAAACAGAATTCGATATCATAGCGGAACGGAAACACAAAATTCTTGTCGCACGGGACGAACAGCTTGCAATCAATATCCTTGGATGGCATGGCGGCCGACCGTACATCGATGAACGGCTGTCTCGGTTTGCAGGCGAAACCGCTGTTGAATGGGAGGGCGGGACGTATGAAAATCGGAATGTCACTGGACGCAAACAGCAAACGCACGCATTGCCGTATCTCGCTCGCATTGTAAACAAGATTAACCAATACACCTTCTCTGAAGCTGTGATGCGCGACGATCTCAATACGGAGATCTCCGAGGACATCAGCCGGACAGGGCGTTCTCTGCAACAGATCATGATGGAGGTCAACAGCTATTTGACAGTGGCACGTTGGTGTTGGATCAGGGTGGACGCTCCGAATATAGCCGGAGTGGAATTGACGCAAGCGGAAAAGGACCGAAAGAAAATCAGGCCATATTGGTCCGTTTTATCCCCTCGAAGCGTAGTGGACTGGAAAATTGCGAGCGACGGGACAGTTGAATGGGTCCTGATCGAATGGGAAGACTACAGGGCCGATGATCCGCGATTCGAGGCGACAACAGTCAAATGCCGTAGCTTATGGGAGCCAGGGAAGGTGACAAAATACTGGTACGATCAAGATGACATGTCGAAAATCGTGTCTTCCGAGGAGAAAGCATACAACTACGGCAAAATCCCGATATTCCCAGTTGGGGAGATTTCGGACGAACCGCACTTTTTCGACGATACGGAGGGCGTCAACCGGTCAATCATGAACCTCGGGAGCGCAAATTACGCCAATTTCTTCCGGTGCGTGTTTCCGCAGATCTACCTGCCAATCAGCATCCTGAAAAATGCAGCAAGCGCGTTGAACGTCACGGAAGCTAGAGCTGCCGAATTGCTCATGGGATTCAACTATCCGGTATTTTTGGAGCCAGAAGACCAGGTCCCGGGGTATATAATGCCAGATTCGGCTGGGATCGAATCCATGCGAAAGGAGATCAAGGAACTCGTCGAGGAAATGTATGGGACCATCGGTCTCATACATCAACACCCGTCTAAGCAGGTGCAAAGTGGGATTTCAAAGGAATTTGACTTCCAGGACATCTTAGAAGTGGTCAAAGAACGCGCGGATATTCTTGAAGCGGCCGAAAAGAAGGCCGTCCAGATCAGCCATGAATGGGACGATCGTTTCCCCGAGTGGACGCCGAAGTACAACAGAGCACTTGAGGTCGGCTCGCTGAAAGAGGATCTTGACGCTATCACATCGGCATCATCCGTTCAGATGCCGCCAGAAATGGTGCGATTCATCCTCAACAAGCTCTATGAGCGTCTCAAGAAAATTGGGACCGGCAAAGTGGACCCTGACGAGGAAAAGGCTATCCTTGCTGCCATAGAAGTCTTTGAGCCAAGCGTCTCTCTCGAAATGCTGACGCCAGACACGACGCCTTTCGATGAAGATGAGGAAGAAGAATAGGCCGGAAAAAACTTCTTGCGCGGAATTCGCAAACGTGCAATAATGATATCCGAGACATGAGAGAACTATCAAAATGGCGAGGTTGATCATGTAAAGCCGAGCGAAACAGGTTGACGAAGGCTTTGCCTGATCAGTAAAGCTGACGAGTTCGAGACGCCGTATGGGGCCATACCTCCAAGCGGCGTTTTTTTGTTGACCTGTTTCGATCTCATCTTTTACCGCACGTCGCGGGGTTGGCGTAGGGCGGCCAGGACAGCCCTTATGGTTCACGGTGACCAATCAACATCGTGTCGGGTTGCGCAGCCCTGAATGCGCGGAGAGTACGCATGACCGTAGAGCAACTGATTAAGTGGTTGATGTCGGAAGACGACAGTCTTGATGAAGCCGCGGCGCGGGCCAAGGCAGAAGCCATGATTGCTGAAACGCGGAAGGAAGGCGAGGAATCGCTTGCCAAAATGCAAGAGCAGTTGAAGGCTGAACAGGGGAAGGCGGCGGCCTTCTTTAACGACAAGAAGAAGCTACAAGAGCAGGTTGCCGAAATGCAGACTCAGCTCGAAGAGATCCGGGAATCCGGGATGTCTGACGTGGAAAAGCAGAGCGCAGAATTAAAGAAGGCGCAGAAAGCTGTCCTCGAAAGCCAAGCCCGAATCAAGGAACTCGAAGATCAAATTGCGACCGCGGCGCGTACTCACAAGCTGGATGAGATAGCGGCGAGCTACCGATTTTCAGAAGCTCTGCCGCAGGGCGGTGGGCGCTTGTTTGTGGATCAAGTCTTTGGGGCGATTGACCTAGATGATGAGAACGCAATCGAAGCGACCCGCGTATTGTTTGAACAGACACATGCTAGCGTGCTCGTCGCAGAGGGTGCGCCGGACGGATCTGGCGATCCTGTTGTTAAGGATGGCAGGACGGTAGATCCGAAGAATGACGAAGAGAGAGTGGCAAAAATGTCTCCAAAGGAGCGACAGGCGTGGTTGGATAAGCAGGCACGCTAATCGCGGAACGGAGCCAAACAGGAGCGGAGGACATGGCGAATACATTTCAAAACACGACCCTGGTTGCCCGGGACGCGGCAATTGAATTTCATGGGTCCCTAGTGGCGGCCGGGATGATTCCGGATAGGATTGAACAGAAGTTCGCACAGAGAGTTGGCGAAACCGTGACGGTCAAGAAACGACCGATAATGACGGCAAACAGACATGATGGTTCTGGGCCGTTCACCACGAGCGACATCAGCGAACAAAGCGTTGACGTTAGCATCGCCCATCGGGCCTATGTGAAACACAAACTGACTGCGCAGGAAATGACGTTTAACGTCGATGATTTCACTCTTCAGGTTGTGCGACCGGCCATGATTGCGCTTGCGCAGGATGTTGATTTGTACCTGATCCACAACATCCTGGTGCCTGGCTTTGCAAGAAATGTTGCGGGTACAGAGGGCAATAGCCCTTCGACATTGGCTCATCTCGCCGCGGCATGGAAGACCATGTTTGAAAGCGAGCTGGCGCCGGCAGGGTCAAGCGGAATCCTCAATTCGACGGCTGCGGCAAACTTCTTGCAGCTACAGCAATTCATCAACCGCGATTATGGCGAGGAAAAGCCGCGCGCGCTTCGGTACGCGATGTTCTCGCAGATTTACGAGATGAATCTGTACGCATCCAACCAGGCGGCAACGCAGGATCGTGGATATGTGACCGGGACCGTACTGACAGATGGGACGCCGACGCTTGCGTCTTCGACGCTTCACGTCGACGGCTTCACGGCGGCAACTGGCACCACGAAAAAGGGATGCCGGTTCACCGTTGCTGGTGACACTACCGTGTACACGCTGACGGCAGATGCGACCATTTCGGGCAATGAGTGCGATTTTAGCATCACGCCCACCGTGAGCGCTGATCTTGTAACGGCTGGCGACGGGGCTGCCTTGACGTTCAAAGCCGCATGCCAGGAGAATGTCATTTTCCACCCGGACGCCGTTGCTCGGGCTCTGATTGCGCCTGTACCGCAGACCGGTAATCCGAGTTCTGTTGGAGAATTCGAGGGGATCTCTTTGCGGGTGACCCGAGAATCCACGATCAACAACGATGACACCGGTGACGGTGAATACATCCTGTTTGACGTGTTTGTTGGTGGGAACGTGATTGTGCCAGAGGGAGGTTGCCTGCTTCAGGGATAAGTGGATGTGTGCTGTGATGCCCGCGCGGGCTGGCAGCTTGACGTGAAAGACTCAAACGAGGAGCTGATAGAATGACGAAAAGATACACCATTGCAGCGTTGATCCTTGCGGTAGCCGTCCCGCACCTGCTTTTTGCTGGGTGGGGAGACAGTGGCTGCACGTTCGGGACCAACAACGAGAAAATCGACGCGGCCACAGATGGGCTGATTCAGATCGTAGCCGACGATGATGCCGCGACACTGTTGACGTTTAATCTGCTGTCAACGAACGGGTACGCGAATATTGCCGATAATGACAAGATCGTTATCGGGCTTTGCGTGGCCTACAACGACGCGCCAGAGCTGATCACAAATGCGCTAATTGAGGCGGCAATTGTTGATGCAAGCGACGGCACGGAAGACGGATCGATCACGTTCAAGGTCCAGCAAGCTGGGACGATGACAACCGCTCTTGTGCTTGATTCCAACGGCATGGCAGGCGAGAACGGAGAGACTCAGGATAACGCGACAGACGCGCAGTGGCGGATCACGTTCGACGACGATGCCACAACGCTCGGAACGCTCTTGCTTGAGAGCGACAACCCGACCAACAGCATGGCCGACAACGACAAGTTCGTCATTGGTGCAAGTGCCTTCCCGACAGCAAGTGTCGGACGCATCCAGTTCGCAGGCGTAGACTTCGTGTTTACCGACGTAACCAGCAACAACGTTGACGGTGCTGTGGATCTGAAAGCCTACGTGAACGGGACCAACCGAACAGTGATCCGGGCGGCCGCGGCCACCACGATCGGCAGCGGATACGAGACCATTGCTCTTGATTCCAGTGACTGGGATATCAGCACTGCTGGTGTCATGACCGGAATCGACGAGATAACGCTCGACAGCAAGTATGTGGCCGTTGGCCCGAATGCGACGAATGCGCTTATGATCCAGAAGGGTGTTGCTACCAATGGCCAGCCTCTCGTGACCTTTGCGCATGCGTTTGGTGCGGCACCTGAAGTGAGCTTCTATTGGAAGAACACCGATGTGTCGACGCTGGTCAACATCACAAATGCTGCCATCTCGTCATTCAACATAACGGCAACAAGCGCAGTTCCTAGAACGGCCGTTGCTGTTGCTGACATGACCAATATGGGGTGGATTGCCATCGGCAACCGGCCGTAAGTAGTTCTCGCGGGGTCCGCTTCGATACGGGGCGGACCCCTTAACTGTAATGATTCATGGAGGGACACGAGATGGGAGCACTACCAATCGCGCTAGTTAAGAGGGGCGAAGAGGGGCCAGTCAAGATCAATCAGTCTGACTTGGATGACTGGAAAAAGGACGGATGGGAAGAGACTGCGGAAAATGCGCCTGAACCCGTCGCGCAACCTGACGATGGTCCGATGATTGACGCCACTATGTCAAAGGCTGACATCATGGACGCCATTGAGCATCCGATGTATGATGCAATCCGAGACCAGATTGATTCGAGTCTGACGAAACGTGAGATTGTCGATAAGGTCAGCGAGTTAATGGCCGTCGGTGGCGATGACGACTGATTGACCGGGCTTTCATTGTTGAATGCGACGCCCGGGACGCCCGGGCGTTTTTGTAGGGAGCAGGCATGCCATATACTGATTTCGGTCGTTACACATATGATGCCGACAACGCAAACAGGTTGACCGTCACCGTTGCAGAGGCTGATGCCTATTTTGACCCGAAACAGAATTTGCGTGGCAAAAAGTGGCGTGACATTAACGACACTCGTCGTCTTGCCGGACTGCGAGAAGCACAACGGACCCTTGAGCTGAATCAAGGCCGAATAATGGCAACGCCGACAGATTCGGACGAGCTTGGCCCTCGAGATGATTATGCCGTGTACGAAATGGCGCTGTATCTGTTGACTGAAATATACCCAGAGAAGGGGAAGTCACCGAATCCGGTACGCGTGTCGAAGAAAGGAAAGAAGGTTGCGGAAAGCGCGGACTTGAGGGGTATCCAGATTCCGGCGCACGTGCAACGCTGGTTGGGCCGCAACATGATCAAGGTGACGCGAGGATGAGCAAGAAAGCGAGACTGAAGATCATTGACGCGATGACAGAGGAGAACTCTGCCCGTTTGCGCCAAGTGCTTTTGAAGGCTCGCGATCGCGCGGAACTGACCATCATACGCTACGCTAAGAAAGAAAATTTCGTTGCCGCCGCTTACGTCCGGGACAACCTGTACAAAGAAATCGGCGAACTGTACAAGGATTTGCAGGGCAAGGTGGATGTCTGGGGCCGGCGTGCCGTCACGAAAACGGCGAGGGAATGGCGAAGGCTTGCCATAGACGATCTTCCGGCCGGCAGCTACAATCAGACTTGGTCGCAGTTTGACCGGAAGTTCTTGCGCGATATGGTAGCCGAGTTCTCGCCGAGCAACCCGGAACGTCTGGCCGCAGTCAACGCAGCGCTGGGCGGCATGCTGAAAAATGACATCACGGCGTTGCGTGCCGCACACAGGGACGTTATGAGGCTCGGCTCGGCTACCGGTATGACGCAGGAGCAGATGACGCGGGAATTGATTGCGCGCTTGGCAGAGGTCAGGCCTGGATGGCAGTTTGTTGACCGTGCCGGCAGGACGTGGAACACGCGTTCATACTTCAACATGCTGTCGAAAACGGTTTCTGCAAACGCGGCCAGGGCAACATACGCGGATGTCCTGACGGAATCCGGACATGATCTAGTTACCGTGGAAGGTGGGTTCACGCGATCGATTTGTGATTTCTGTGTGCCTTGGGTTGGAAGAATGCTGAGCCTTACCGGTGCAACACCGGGATTCCCAACTGAAGCAGACGCCAGGGAAAGCGGGTTGTTTCATCCGAACTGCCGACACTACCTCGCCGTTGTTCTCAAGGGAGAGGTGACGGAATCCAGGAAACGAGAGAGCGAATACAAGAGAAGGCGAGCGGAATACAGGGCAGAAAAGAAGGCGGCGGCGTAATGCAGATCTCGATCACATCGCCGAATTTCACAAGGGCAATATCCCGGCTCAAACGCGTGCCGAAAGTGGTCAAAGCTGACCTCCCGGCGCGGCTTCGGGATGTAGGATTGCACTGGAAGCGAGAAGCGCAACGAAACAGCCCTGAGTTGAAGGGTATTCGTGGCGGGATTGTGGCGCATCTTACGACACAAGTCGGAAACGACTACGTGAAATGCTTTGTACCGATCAACTCCCCGGCCGGGATCTATGCGCCAATAATGCACAAGCACGAAGGCAACTGGGGGGAGATCACTCGATCCAAAGGAGCCAGGGCAGGCAATAGGTACATTGTGCGTGCCAGGGATGACAACGTGAAGCGATACGTTCGGATGATCGGACGTGTATTTGATAGGGTGTGATATGGCGAAAAAGGGACCATTTCTGACAGCGAATGAGACGTGTCTGAACTATATCGTGCGTAAGATGAACTTTCCGCCGGAGTCTTCGCGAATAGGGGCGACCCTTCCAATGCCTGGCGACGATGTGTTTCAGTTGAATTTCATCGTGTTTCGCCTGTCGGGGCCCGGCGGCAGCAATGATCGTGAGCGTGTAAACTATCCTCTGGCCAAGAATCAAGGGCCGTGGCGTAAGGCTGGCATACTCAACGGGCAGTTTGACACACAGGAACGGGCTGCGGAATTCATTGATCAGCTTGAGCGACATTTCCCGGCGGCGGCGGACCAGAATCACCTTCAGCCGAATGTGACGACGTTCCAGATCATGGGTGAGCCTGAATACGACGACGCGTATGTGGCTCTGGTCAACGAGGAAGAGTACGTCCATCTCCACTATGTGAGATTCCTCTTTGACGTGATTTACAACAAGAACACAAAATAGGAGATGATCAATGGCTGATCAAAATCTTGGCGGACCGACAGCGGTAGACCTTCTGAGCATAGGCAACAACTGGATTGCCCAAAACAATGTCAACAACGATCTGAACGACCGGGCGCAAGGCTGGAAAGCCAACGGTGACGAGGCGGCAGCAAAACTGCACAACGCCCGAAATGAAATCGCGATGGAGTATGAATGTACCGAAGAAAGCGGAAATCTGTACATTCCGACGCTCGGCCTTGTCAGCAATAGTTATTGTATAACAAGAATTCAGATCCGGTGTGCCGCCGGCGCATGGCCTCGGCTGAGTGTCACGGCGCACAACCACGATGACAACGCGCATAACGCGTCTTCGCAGCCGCCTGCAACGTATACGGCGTCCATAACCATCGCGGCGCAGTTCGGGGTCCCGACGATGTTCGGTCAGGCAAACGCAAATTGCGGCAAGCGCAGTTTCACGTACACGCTTGAGTGTGACCATGTTGACGAACCGGATGGAGCAGGGCTGCATTTGGCTGGTCAGAACTCAAACGGCCGCGAACAAGTCGTCTTCGATTTCTCTGGCGTGCCTAGTCTTGCGAGCGTGCCATCGAACTGGGATCTGTTGTCGAGTCCTGACGGTGGGGACAACAAGGATTTTGACACTGTCGGATACACATACTATCACCCGCTGGCGCAACTAGGCTGGCGCAACAGGGAAGGATTGAGTGATGAGGGATATTGATCGATATAACGTCAAAAAGGCGCTTGGCCATCTGCGCGGAGTTGAGAGCATTGACGAGAAAGAAGGCAACGAGCTTATCGCCAGAGTCAAGAGCTTGATAGCCAAACCTAGCCCGAGGACTCGTGGAGATGATAGCCAAGCCTAAACTCTGCAAGACTGCGGCGCAAGAGATTGCAGAGCTTAGGCGGGATTGGTTGATCGAACCGACAATCGAAGAAATCATGTGGCTGGACAAGCTCGGTCGCGCCGTAGAACACCCCACAGCCGGGGAAAGGCTCGCGCAGATGGACCGGCCTGTCAAGGTGGGCAACGTCTACCTGTGGCCATTCACGGCTGGCTCGTCCGCTTGGTGGCAGGAATACGGACTCCCATGGTTTGACAAGACTCGTGGGAGTATCCGCTATTACGCGCTGGCCTTCTGTCTGGCACACGGGCGCGGACTCCAAACCCCTATCGTCACAGCGAAGGGGTTTGTGAAGCACGTCATATCGGATCTGCTTTCCGTTCCTGAACGACGGACACTGGCCGACCTGATTGATTTCCAGGAAGCAAAGGCGGCAGTCAAACACTGGTCCCGACGCCTGACATGCGGGCACAAAGAACTCAATGCGGCGATCGAGGAAGTGCTTCCGCCTGTCTTTGTCCCAGAAGAAGAAAAGAAAACGCCCGAAGAGCGCGCGGAGGAAGAGACCGAACTCCCCCAGGGCATTGACTGGCACACAATCGTCAATGAGCTCGCATCGATCACAGGAACAGACCCTGAATACTGGCTGTGGCGCACGTCAAAAGATGCATGCGCACAATCGTACATGAAAGCAGTTGCACACGACGCCGCCATGGCCGGTTCTCCCGGTGCGAGTCGTCTGAGCGATCCAGTCGGCGAAGCAGTGAAGGATATGACGAAAGCCCGCGTTCAGATCATCAAGGATCACGGCGGGAACCCTAATCAGATGCCCGACAAAAAGGCGTAGCGATGGCACAAGAAGAACTCAGTTTTTGGATTCGGATCAAGGACGCCACCGCTGCGGCTATTGCTCGGATCAATGCCAGATTCCAGGGGATGCGCCAGAACATTGACCAGCGGGCCAAGGCTATGGTCAAGTCGCTGTTCAGTGTTAGAGGCGCGATTATAGGGCTGGCCGCTGTAGCTGGGACGCTCGGATATGCGCTAAAGCAGGCCTTTGAATTTGAGCGGTACGAGACTCAATTCAAGATCCTGCTCGGGAACCTTGAAGACGCCCGGGCACATATCAAGGATTTGCAGGAATTCTCTGCCCGCACTCCATTCCAATTTGGGGATATTGCGCAGGCATCTCGACAGTTACTTGTCTTCAGTGACGGGGTAATGGGGGGACGGGCATCATTAGAGTTGTTGGGCGACGCGGCGGCAGTATCTGGTCGACAGATTCAAGAGGTCAGCTTTTGGGTTGGAAGGGCCTATTCTGCCATAGCAAGCGGGCGCCCATTTGGTGAAGCAGCCATGCGGTTGCAGGAAATGGGAATCCTGTCTGGTTCAGCACGCGGAGAGATTGAGGATCTCTCAAAGGCTGGCGCGTCTAATGCGCAAATCTGGGCCGTTCTCTCCAGAGAAATGGAGAAAGCAAAGGGCGGCATGGATGAGCTTTCCGAGACTGGCGAAGGTCTCACTTCGACACTCAAAGACAATTGGAAGCTAGCCGTGGCTGATTTGGGTGCTGAATTCATGGACCTTGCCAAAGATGATATAAAAGCGATAATTGATGCGCTCAAAGATCTGCGTGCGGATGGCACTCTTACCGAATGGGCGCAAGGCATCATTGATGTGCTAAAGAAGGTCGGCGGAGTCATAAAGACAACGACCGAGTTTTTCGGCTCTCTGAAGCGTGGAATACAGGATATAGCTGGTTATTACGGGGACATAGGCCCGGGCACTTTTGCTGAATATCGTGAACGCCAGAAGGGTGTCCGGGCAAAGGAAGCGGAAGACAAAGAATTTGAACGCATGCTTGCACGCGAGCGCTTCGACCGCGCCCAGCACGAAAAGGAACTTGCTGCCGAGGAAGCGAAGAAGCAAGAGCAATTGGCCATCATGGCCGACCTTGCCGAAAAGCAAAAGGTCATTGACGAGAAGCGTGCCAAGGAAGCGGCAGAGAAGCTAGAGAAGGAACAGGCGAAAGCCCTTGAGAAGTTGGCCAAGGAGCAAGAACGGCTGGCAGAGAAGGCTATCCGCGCGGAGATAAGGCTCAGGCGCGAGGCTCTGAAGGAATCACAGGCCGAAAAGGGGACGGCGGAGGCCATATTCGAGCGCGCGCGGTCTGCATCTGCTCAAGCGTGGGAAGAATTCAAGGACCCATCGCTTTTCCGGATACGGGCACAGGAAGAGGAAAAGGAGAAAAAGGCCAGAGCGGAGTACGAGCAGTACAAAGACCGCTTTTCCGCCTATGCTGCGGCCGGATATGAGACCGAATTCCTAGACAAAGCGATTTTCCAGACCGACAAAGAACGGGCGGCATGGCGCGTGTACCAGGCCAGGGCAAAAGAAGAAGAGGCGCAGAAGGCCCTGACTGACATCGCCAAAAACACGGCCGGCCTCAAGGAGATGCTGCAAGAACTCCTGACCATGAAAGAGGCTTGATATGAGTTGGTTGACATCGTTGCCGGATCCGATCCGGATGAGCACGGAATACCTGACCGAATACCAGTGGAAAGGGTATTTCCTTAACGGAGTGTTCTATGTGACCGGTCAAGAATCCAGGACCAGAACGATCTACACCAACAAGTATCCTGCCATGGATCAAACGACGGCGGATGCTGCGGCGTCCACATTCAACGGGCAGACAAATGTTGTTGCATCGAAATCTGTGCGGCAAAATAAGGCGGATGGATACGCTGTGTTCGTCACATGCGACGTGAAAGGCACTTGGTCATGACGTGGCCGCTTAAAGATGATTTTCCTGACGGTGGGGTTGTATGCAACGTCCCTGCCGAATGGTACAATACCGTCGCGAAGATATTCAACACCATCACTGGCCGAAACATTTCCATTTCCAAGAGTGCGGATCCCAGCTTGTCCGATCCGTGGACTATCGAACTGAACACCGACGAGGAAGGCAATGATTTTCTGCCACCACACGGCGCAGGTACTGACGGATACGTGCTCATGTCGAACGGGACGGATGATGCGTCCTGGGAGCATCTATTGACAAAAGTGCTGTTTGACGCGCTTGGTGTTGGCGCCGGGGATGCGACAAAGGCAATTGTGGTAAACGCGGCAGAAACGTCTTTCGAGCTTGGGACCGGGCTTCCGTCCGGGACCCAGGGGGACATGCTTTGGTATGACACGGCATGGACAACGATCGGCGCCGGAAGTTCCGGGCAGATACTACAATCGAATGGGGCCGCAAGTGCGCCGACATGGGTCGCGGCGACGGCTATTGGCGGATTGCCGAGTTCAAGCGGCAAGAGTCAATACATGGTGCTGCAACTCGATGCAGATTCTGGCAGCGCGACATGGGACTGGGTGAGGGCTCACTGATGGCAAGCTTTACCCCAATAACAAGTGCGAGCGACATGCAGGACGTAACGTATTACCAAGAACTTGAGAATGCTCTCGAGGAGCGTTTTGACATTATTGGTGGCATAGCTGAGTGGCGCATAGATTCAACTCAGTGGGTGCAGAATACGACCTTGACGTGTTCGTATTCTTATTGGTGGAATGGATCTTCATGGCTGTCAATACAAAATGCACCATTTGGAACGATTACAGGGAATCAAGTGCATTTGGGCGGAGTATTCCCGCATGCCCCACTTCGGAATGAGCATGGTTGGCGTCCCGTATTTAGAACATTCGCATATGGCTATTATCCGTGGCGATACTGGCGAGCTGATGCAGACGGAAACCTGGTGAACACGAGTACGGGTGCAGTCGAAGGCTTTTTAACATACGGACAGAATTACTCGACGCTGAGTGCTGTGGCGACTGTCCCTGGAGATGACATTCAGGCCGCTGCTTATTTCTGCGAAAAGCAGGAACTAATCGAAGATCTCATATCAGAAAGTGTTTCTCGCAAGCATTATTGGATGGACCTTGGCAGCTACGGCAGTCCTCCAACGAGTATGCCAAACTATGACGGTTCATCGGATGGTAGCATTCCGACTTATGCGACTGCGTCAGATGTTTGGCAGAACGTCACGAACGGGCAGAATTATCCGCGTCGCCGTACGACGATGTCTGGATACCCGGCGAGCGGTTGGAGTTATGGCTATTGCCAGGCAGGCGACATTATAGGTCCGTGGCTCATAGAGGATCTACAAGACGCAATGAGTTTTCTGCGGTACACAGCAAAGCATGTTGACAGCCAACTTGGGGGGAGCGCCGAAACTACGCATGAGACGCCTTCGCTCGAAATGTGGGACACATACAATCATTCGTCCGAGTACCGCAGGCAATGGAATGGATCGGCTGGGACAAAGAGTTCGACGCTGTGGGATTCTCACGACCATGATGACGCTGAGTGCGTCGACGACAACCCTGTCTCGGCATCTATCACTGAGGATTATGTGGCTCGGCATGTGGCTGCGGTATTCTTCCACGGACAATCGCCGGAGAATTATTATGTGTATTTTGCGCTATCGACTCTTGCATACGGAGAAGCAATCGTTCAGGGATTAAACAACAGCTACTTGCATAAGGCTGCGTGTTATTTTATATCAGAAACGCCTGACTCGATCGATGGTGCGACAATGAACTATCGAGACGTGAATTCGGAGCTTGGCGTATCTGCTGCTGGACTGCTCGCCCGTGTGGCGGCCGATACATCATGGCAGACGGCAGCAAGCCGCAGCGTGACTTGGGACCAGGCCGGCGGGGCTGTGGATCCGTACTTTGATTCGGGCGTGCCGGAAGGGAGTTCAGAACCGGCACTTTCTGAAATAGACTGGTATGGATACCAGATCAAGGCGGAATTCTGGACAACATTTGAATGGGTATTCGCCTACGTATAAAGCGGGGGTATGATGAAGACAGCCAGACTGACACTACTACTTGCAGCACTGCTTGGACTGTGCGCGATTCGATGCAACGCAGCCACCGCGTCCGATGATCCGACGATCAACATTCGCCTGGATATCCAGTCCCAAGACGATCCGTTTGAAGTCCCGACGCATCAGTACGATACGCCTATCGTTCGCGCGTACCTGTTCAATGACGGTGATGATTGGTTTCCGTCAACAAATGACACTTGGAAGTTCGGCATCGGCACGAATGAAGAGGAAAGCGTCAGTCTGTTTGTCGCGACAGGGACCGTATCCACGGCGACGAACTACGTTGACTTCCCGCTAACGGCAGGTGACACGGCAATACGCGGAAGTCTGTTTTCGCAGGTCATATGCATCCGTAGCACAGGGAAACAATACACGTGGAAAGATGGGCGGACGATCATCGACAAGAACCCGCTTGGCGGAACACATTCAACGAACGCCATGACCTCAACCGTCAACTGGGACACGATTACATCGACCGGAACGCTGCCATGGGGGACCAATGATCTACAGTTTGCAACCTTCACGGAAGGAACGACGAACTTTGTGCATTGGACAAATAACAATCTGGCCGTCAGTTTCAAGACGAACTACGCCGGAAGCAGCTACAGCACGAATCAGATTGACACGCTACTCAACAACCAAAGCAACAACATCGTATCGACATACGAGGCCGAAGATCTCACGTTTCTAAAGATCGATGGGTCCCGGGCTATGACAAGCAACCTGAATCACGGCACCTTTCCGGCTACAAACGCTTCTGGGTATTACGGGGATGGCACAACGCTGCACATACACGCCGACCAGGACGCCGCAGAGGGTATCTACATTGACACAGGCGGAAGCGTTGGCATCGGCACCAACGGGCCGCTTTCCGTTTTGGAAATCGCGCCGGCGAATGTCGTATACGTGGCGCTGACGAACGATATTGAAACAGTAGTGGCTGCGGCTGAAGCCGGTGATTGCCTCATGCTGGCGGCCGGGACATACACGATCACAGACGACATCGACATCACGGAGAGCATTTCTCTGATCGGCGCAGGCAAGGGCCTGACCAAGATCATGTCAATAACTGACTCCAAGAACTACATCCACATCACGGCTAGCACATGCACCGTAAGGAACATAACGCTTGATATCACCTCGAGCGGTGGGACCGGAATACTTGTTGACGGGTCGGCCGGCACTGTCCTGACTGGCGTAATAATTGAAAACGTTGATGTACTGCACAATACGCATCTTGGCGCCCAAACTGGCATGCGCTTTTTGGACGCAAGCGGAGAGATTCGCGACTGCAAGGTGAAGGTTACTGGGAGTACGGCTGCGTACGGTGTGATTCATGAGAATCAGAGCACGGCAGAAGCGGCGACGCATTTGTACTGCTTTGGGACGCGAATAGACGCACAGGCGGGGGCAAACACGTATGGCGTTAGGTCCTATGATAACAGCGCGTCGAATGACAACACGCTGCACATGTATAACTGCACTGTCTACGGGACAACCGATGGCGCATTGGCAAGCAACGGTGACGCCTATCTATACGCGGAAAATTGCATTTTTGAGGGTGGATCTTCCGATGTGGTAAATAGTGCCGGAACGCTGCGCTTGAGAGATTGTACGCTTGTCACAGATACGAGCACAGGCACTGTTGCCTATGACGGGGAAGTGGTAGCCGACAAGCTATTTGCAAAGAGCAATATTGGTGTTGGCATGGCGCCGGTAGTGGAACTCCATGTTGCGGACACAAACGGCAGCGCGTACGTCCGTGTGCAGACAACCAATAATGCGGCAAATGACGCCGGTCTTGACCTCGTTGTCCACGGGGAACACTGGCGATGGTATGTCGACGGCAGCGACAGCGGTAAGATGAAGCTGACCAACATGAAGACAGGATCCACGTTGTGGTCAATATCGACAAATGGGGTGCTTAATCTCGGCGGGGCGATCTTTACCAATGCGGACATTTCGTTCTTCATGACGTTCTCGAACCTGATGGACTCAGTAGCCTGGGACGGTGAGTCCGATCCGTACTGGGCGGCCGTGTCTAACACGATCACCACGAAGGCGGACAACGGAAACACCGCATACGCATGGGGCGACCATGCTGATGCTGGATACCTAACGACAGGATCGAACACTTTCTCTGAGATCGTTGTTGGGAATTCCGGCAATGTCAGCACGAATCTGACAGTCAATGGGACGTTTACAGGGTCCGAGGCCGGATGGAATCTGACGAACGCCACGTATAGCGCGAATCAGATCTATTGCCCTATTGGCCAGCTATCCACCATAACGCCTAGCAACGCTGTAGACGTGGTCCGAAACAAGCTGTACAAGGTAGAGGCGAAGCGCACGACATCTGACTCAAGCGAGACGATCATCATTACCATGGGCGGCGTGACCAATACGTGGTCAAGCGGTGCATCCGGCTATTTCTCGGCTGTTTTTCCAGTGAAAACGACCGCAGGACTCATGATGCGCGTTACCCCGTCGTCTGATAGTGTCTATATCGATGATGTCACGGTCAAGGAAGTGCTGTCCGGCGACGCGTCAGTACATCGGCTGTACGTAAGTGACGAAATCTACATTGACGGGACCAACATCGCATCATATGTGCAGACAAACGCCTTTTCGCTGAATGACGTATGCTCTGAGGGATCCACGACGGCGGTGCCGGTATTGCTGACCGGGGGCCTGGCCGTGCAGAGCGGCGCAGCCATCACAGGCGGCATGACATACGCCGGCGACATCGTGGCGTCTGGCGACATCGAGTGGTACGGCCAGAGCACTACAAACGAGCTATTGATGCACGTCGGACCGTCAACGGGCACAAATGGGCCATTCTTCGGCCTGTACGGGGTGTCAGGCACAAACAGCGGGACCAGGGGTGACGCAGTGCTCAAGGCGGCACAGACGGCAGGACAGAGCATCGTGCGAGCCGGGACGAATGACTGGATTGTCGTTTCGTCAAATGGCGTTGTAATCAACGGTGCGGCCGGAGAAACGCCGTCCTCTATGCTGGACGTGAAAGGATCGTTTCAGTTCAGCGGGGCGCTTGGCGCTACCGCCAACTTCGGCGGACAGGCCTTGACCAATGCAGAATCCGTCAATGTTGGGGCTGTCACGATAACGAACAAGCTCACTGTTGCCGGTGGAATCGATGCCGTAGGCGGATCCCTGACGAACTTTGGCACAGAATTCGAGGCCGCTGACGCAGTATCCATCCATGGACATGACGTATCAAGCGGAGATGGTAAGGCAACGACGATACGTGGCGGGCATACAACCGATACCGGGTCCGGCGACTGGGGCGGCGATATGAACGTTGAGAGCGGAAGCGGTGGGGCTATCGGACGATCAGGCGATATCAATCTGACAGTGCCGGCAGATGAAAAGACAGGCAATATCAACATCAAAGTCGGGCTCGGTAGTTCTGGCTTCGGGAGCATCACGCAGATGGTGAGGTCTGCGACTGGTGGCGGGTCCGGGTATGTCTCGCTCGGCGTCGACACGCCATTTCTTAGCATGTACAAGTCAGGCGTGAGCATGCAGTACAAGCACATGCTTGTCTACGGTGATCTTGAGTTCCAGGGTAGTGCTGTAGCGACGGGAGGCACCTATCACGGGACGCATTACGGGGACTACTACGGCAACCTTGCCAACGGCACAAACCTGCCTGCGAGTGGACTGCGTGTCACGAACACGCATTCGCAACTGCGCTTCCTGCTTTCGTCTGACGGGACAACGTTTCATTGGGCCGATATCAGCAACTACGTTGCCGTGACAAGACTCGACGTGCTCTCGAATCAGGTCGTAGTCTTGGAGGGATACACGACTCGAGTGGCAACCGCCTATGGTTGGGGGGATCACGGAACGAATACCTATACGACAAATGCATCCCTTAACGTCGTGTCCAATCTCGTGGTGACGTTGCAGGGCTACACGTCCAGGGTGGCGACAGCCTACGGGTGGGGAGACCACAGTACGAATGGCTACGGATCCGCTACAGATATCACTGCATTACAGGGATACACAAATAGAGCGGCCGCAGCATACCTGTGGGGGGATCATAGCACCAACGATTACGCGACCCTTGCCGCATTGGCTCTCGTCTCGAACCTTGTCGACACACTTGAGGGATACACGAACTATGCCGCCACAGCCTATGGATGGGGAGATCATGGAACCAATGGATATGTTACAAACGCTTCTCTGAACGTTGTCTCGAGCCAGGTTGCTGCGGTTGAGGGATATACCAACTGGGCGAAGACGGCATATGACTGGGGAGACCACGGCACCAATGACTACTCTACTTTGGCAGACTTGGCTCTCGTTTCAAACCTTGTCGATGACGTGGAAGGATATACTAACTGGGCCGCAGTTGCTTATGGCTGGGGTGATCATGGGGTAGAGGGTTATGCT